ATGCTGAATCACACCGATACGTTAAAGATGGTAATTATGTTGTGGGTATGTCCACAATATTAGGAAAATTAGCTTCACCAATGCTAGAAGCTTGGAAAGTTAATACACAAGTTAATGCTATTAAACAAGAAATGGAAAAACAGGGTATTCCATTAGATAAAATAGATAAAATTATCATTAATGCTAAAGCTTCAGCAAAAAAGAAAAATGATAATATTTTAAGCATAGGTTCTATCGTCCATAAGTTAGTAGAGAAATGGCTTAAAGGTGAACAGGTTACTAAACCTGAAGACCCAATAGTTGCTAACTGCTTTATGGAGTTCCAAAAGTTTTGGAAAAAGAATAAGTTAAAAGTAGTTGAGTCGGAAAAGATACTTTATTCAGAGAGAGGATATTGTGGAACTTTAGATTTAGTCGCTAGTGATAAAGAGAATAATTTATGGCTTATAGATGTTAAAACTTCTAAAGGTTTATTCTTAAATATGGTTCATCAAGTACACGGCTATAAATTAGCTTACGAAGAACAAACAGGTAAGAAAATAAATAAGATGTACATAGTAAGGTTGCCTAAAACAAACGAACCTTTTGAAGCTAGGCAAATACTATACAAAAAAGATCATATGAAAGCTTTTCTTGGTTTATTAAGTTGTCATAAATCAGAACTGCTTTTTAATGAGCAAATGAGAAAACTAAAACAAACACAAACTAAAAGGAAACGATAATGTATAATAAAAATAAATACGATATGCCTTTTTGTGGTTTAAGCTTAAAGCTTTACCCAACAGGTAAGAAAAGTCCAAGCTATGAATATTCAGCAGTAGCAAGTAAGCAGAAATTTATCTGTAGCTTAACTAAAAGAAAATATAGCTTATCACAAGTAAATGATTGGTTTAATACACCTGAAGTTCAGAAGTATCATAAAGCTGGTTATGAGTTAAAATATATGACTAAAGAACAGACAGCTAATCAACCATCTAAATATGCTACAAGTGATCAAGAGCAGATATTCTGTTTAGTTATGGTTAAACCATATAAACCTAGAAACATAGACGGAATGAAACCGATAGGAGAGTCAGTTCCAAGATATACTGAGCAACCAATGACACAAGCCCAACCATCAGCACCCGATAACGCTGTGCCTGTTGAGTTATCTGACCTTGATGATGAAATACCATTTTAGTCTATGAGTGATATTGAAATTAAAGCATTAGAAAAAAATAACGTAATGCTTAAAGAGCATTTACAAGATCAACAAAACACCATTGATAGATTACAGACTATGAATAAGAGTCATAAAACTATTAATGGTCAGTTGAGGGTTACTAATACTAGACTCAGAGAAGAAAACAATAAACTTAGAAATGAGATACAATCTTTGCGTCAAAAAATACAAGACGATCAAGACCTTATTAAAGACTTATACGAATACCCATAGGAGATAAAATGAAAAACGAATATATGAATTTAAATAGTGTAACAGCTTATAGACATTTAGAAGAAGCAATTAAAGCTTGGTCTTTTTGGCAAGAAAAAGTCATTATATTAGATGAGGGGAGAAAAGCTATGTTTAGTAAATGTGTATTAAAACATAAGATTGATAGTAAATCTGTTGTAGAAGCTGAACATAAAGCTAGAACTGATAAAGAATATACAGATATAGTCGAGCAATATGCAAAAGCTGAAAAAGAACTTATTTCTGCTAGATACCATTATAATAATTTAGATAGATATATAAGCTTTAAACAAACAGAAATAAAACGTGACGTTCAATTAACGCATAAGGAGTAGAAAATGACTAAACTATATTTAGATACAAATGGTCATTATCAAAAGGTAAAAGAAGATAAAATAAATTGGAAGTCTATAATTGCAAAGACTCTAGCTTATCTTGTTATGTTTGCTGTGATAGTGTTCTATTTTTATTTGTTACTTAGTGACGTGTAATTTCAAGACCTGTTAAGTCTGTAGATTCGTCTATTTCAATGGTGCTTATGCTGTAAGTATTAACATAAGCATCAGGTCTTTCATCAACTTGGTTTAACATCTTTTGTACTTTTGGAAAGTCTGGGGATTGATCTATAAATATAAATGATGCTCTGCCGATATTATTATTATCAGTTCCTATATCTATCTCTAAATTAGTAATTACAAAATCTATAACATTCTTCATACCTAACAATATAGGTATTCAATAGTTAATTAAATTACTTTTTTTTGATAGCTGAAACTCCACGAATACCAAGTATTGTACTAAAAGCACCAATAACTAAACCTTGATACCAAAAAGGAAGATTCTCAAATTTCATAAAGAAATAATCAACACGTTCTTGTAAAGCTTGGTCGCCAAAGAAAACTGAATAAGCTAAAATTAATAACGGCAAACTCAATAAAATTAAACAAAATTCATCTTTAAAATCTGACTCTTGTCTTTTATGAACTATTTTTTGTAGTTCTACTTCTCCGGCTACAGCACGTTCTAAATGTTTAACTTCTGCTTCGCTTTCTAAAAGCTTTGCTCGTTTTTTATTTCTATATATTTCTGCACCTGTTTTTAGTGCTAATTTACCTAGTGTGAACCACATTTTAACTCCATAGCTAGTTCTGCATAATGTTTGATCTTTTTGTATCTTTCCATATCAGATTCACCGTTTTTTCTACGAACTGCGTATTTTACTATATTACCATCTATAAAATCAAGCTTATGTGCTGTTATAAACTCGATAGCTTGTATCTTTGCGTTTTTGTAGTGTGACCCTTGCTCTTGTCTATCTAAGGCACTCTCCGTTGAGATATGACGCTTACAGCACGTCTTTTTCATACTATCTTACCTATCCATTTACCTTTATTGTCTAAAACCATTGGTAGAAGTTTAGGGATACCATTTATAATAATACCGCAACCCAAAATGAACCTTGTTTTAAAATTTTTAGCATATGCAAAAGCCATTGATTTTTGATTGATTAAACAACCTACATTCATAGCAAAAAATAGGTTATCAGGATTAGCCCACCAGCTTACTAAGAACTTAGTGTGATAGTGTCCTTGTACTGCTGACATTCCCATAGTTTGAGAAACTTTTAATATGTCTGCTGATCTTCCGTGAGTAAAAAAACATTTCTGGCCATTAGACATTTTAAGAGTTAAATCATCTACCCATTTCCATTTCTTAGTTCCTAAGAAGTCTCCGTAATCTTTTAGAAATTCTTTACTCATACCAAACTTTAAAGCACGTCTATAAACTAAGCTAGAGTGGTTACTATCTACTTCTATTACTTTAGGAAAAATACCCTCTAATTCTTTTACATACTTTCTAGCTTCTTTGAGTTCGTGACCAGCAGAAAATAAATCAGGGTCGTGTGAGTGCATTGATATAGCGTGGAAGTCTAACAAGTCTCCAATGTTCACTATAAAGTCAGGTTTAAATTCTTTCTTAATCTCTTTTAAAAATTTAATTGAATCTTTATGATGATATGGCACGTGCATATCAGAAATGACTAAAATTCTTTTATGATTCATACAAGTTTTACTTGTACAATTATTTTGAGATAATGTAAAGGAACTGAGAGACTACGGCTACACCAACTGCACAAATCAGATATAAAATTCTATCTATATCTCTTTGCATATGTTTAAGATGATTTGTTTCAATCGTATGAATTTTTTGATGGATAAGTTTTATCTTACCCTCAATCTCTATAAACTTTTCGTTAGTTGTTGTTGCCTTTTTCATGCCACATTATACTAAGATTGATCTACTTTTTCTAGTATTAATTCAAAGCCACCACTTATAATTGATACTCCAAATGGTATATTAAAAACATTACTTATCATCTTTTTTTTCTTTTTCTTCTAAGGTCTGTGTCATGTTTTCTACTTCCACGCAAAAAAGAATTAACTCTAGCCATACTCCATTGTGCCATTCCTATTCTTGGTCTTGAACCTGAAGATAGAAAAGCACCTTGTCCTCTACGATATACTTTTTTAAGCATACCAAGAGTTATGTTTTTTCTATTCTTTGCTTTTGCTCTTAGTGTAGAGATAACTTGTTTAGATAATGGTTTTCTTCTTACGGCCATTACTTAACTCTTGCTTTAAACATTGATGTAGGAATTACTGCACCTGATTTATATAGACGTGACATAGATTGTAAAAGCTTTGCTCTTGAACCTCGCTTTTTACCTTTAAGACCTGATAGATACTTCTTAGGTATTTTAGTCTTTTTATCTTTTGGAACTTTTCTTCTTTTTGCCATGAGCAGAGTCTTTCATTAAACGACCATCAGGCATATAATGGTAGCCTTTAGGTGCTTTTCTTCTTTTTCTTTTTTTTGCCACTTCTTCTTTTCCTTTTCTTATAACGAAACTTATTTATCATTTCTGATAAAGTTCCTGTTGTAGTAAATCCTGACATTATCTTTTTTTCTTTTTACCTTTAGACTTTTTACCTTTTTTCATCTTAGGTTTTTTTCCATAG